TTTACGTCAAGTAGGCGTAGTTGAAACATTGACAGGTGCAACAACTTTAACTGCTGAGGATAGCGGTAAAGTATTTATTCTTAACGCTGCTGCAGGTGCGCAAATTACACTTCCTGCTGTTGCTGACGGAGCTGGTCAATCTTATAAATTTGTAGTTGGTGCGTTATTCGCTACTACTGCATGGACTATAAAAGCGGCTACAAACAAAATTCAAGGTGGTGTTATCGTGAACAGCGTTAACGTACCTGGAGCAGACGAAAACACGATTACATTTTCAGCTTCAGCTGACACAATCGGTGACTTCGTAGAATTACATGGTGACGGTTCTAACTGGTATGTTTTCGGATTGGGAACATCAGCTGGAGCAATTACATTAACAGTAGTATAAATAATTTAAAAAATTCATAAAATGAGTACAACACAATCAATTACAACTACTTACGCTGGCGAGTTTGCAGGTAAGTATATTGCTGCAGCTTTATTGTCTGCTCCAACCTTAGAAAAAGGCGGAATTACTATCATGCCTAACGTTAAATACAAACAAGTTATCAAAAGAGTAGCAACTGATGATATTATCAAAAATGCTACTTGCGACTTTGACCCAACTTCAACTGTAACTTTAACAGAGCGAGTTCTTCAACCTGAATCATTCCAAGTTAACCTACAATTATGTAAGTCTGACTTCCGTGCAGATTGGGATGCCATTCAAATGGGTTATTCTGCATTCGATGTATTGCCTAAGTCTTTCGCTGATTTCTTAATTGCACACGCTGCTGAGAAAGTTGCTGCTGGAATGGAGACTTCAATTTGGAGAGGCGTTAACGCAACAGCTGGACAATTTGCTGGTATCATGACACAATTAACTACTGATGCTGCTTTACCTGCTGCTCAAGAAATTGCTGGTACTACTGTTGACGCTACTAACGTTATTGCACAATTAGGTTCTATCGTTGATGCTTTACCTGCTGCTTTGTACGGAAAAGAAGATTTAGTTCTTTATGTTTCTAACAACATTTATAGAGCTTACGTTCGTGCATTGGGTGGTTTTGCTGCTGCTGGAGTAGGTGCAAACGGTTACGAAAACAAAGGAACTAATCAAGTATTGAATGACTTGTATTTTGACGGTGTTAAAATATTCTTAGCTAATGGACTTGCTTCAAACACTGCACTTCTTTCTCAAACTTCAAACTTGTACTTTGCGACTGGTTTAATGAATGATATGAACGAAGTTAAAGTTTTGGATATGGGTGACATCGACGGTTCTCAAAACGTACGAGTAGTTATGCGATTTACTGCTGACGCTAAATACGGTTTTGCTTCCGACGTGGTTACTTACGGAATTGTAAATTCAGCTAACTAATCAAACTAAACTATAACGAAGGGGAGGTAAAATGCCTTCCCTTTTTTGTTTAACATTAAAAAAATAATAAAATGAGCTGTGATATAGCAAACGGAAGATTAGAAGCGTGCAAGGATGCAATTTCAGGACTTCTAAATATTTACTTTATTAACTATGGTGATTTGAATACATTATCTTCAAGCGTTGTTTTTGATGGTGATGACCAAATTACTACTTGGTATACTGCAACACAAATTAACCTTTACAAATATGAATTGAAAGGTGCAAATGGTTTTGAGCAAACTATCCAAACTTCAAGAGACAACGGAACTACTTTTTTTGACCAAGTATTGACTATCCAATTAAAGAAGCAAGACGCTGTAACGCATAAAAATGTAAAATTGTTAGCTTACGGACGTCCGAGAATCGTTGTTGAAACAAGAGACCATCAATTCTTTTTAGCTGGTTATGACCAAGGATGCGACGTTACTGCTGGAACTGTATCTTCAGGAACTGCAATGGGTGACTTCAACGGGTATAACTTGACATTTACAGGAATGGAAAAAAGCCCTGCTTACTTCATTGACTGCGCTGATGAGGCTGGATTAAAAGCTATCTTTACTGATGGTGCTGATGACGCCATTGTAATTACTTCTTAGAATTGTCTGTTAATAATAGGTTTAAGACCCTGCCTTTTTAGGTGGGGTTTTTTATTTAAGAAACAAATCCGTAGTGAATTAGTTATATAAGTATGATAGTTTTAACTACTTCAACAAATACACAAACATTTGCTTTAATTCCGCGAAATGGAGACTTCGATACTGTTGAAATAACGGACGACCAAACTAACGAAACAACGGTTGTTGAGGAGTGGGAATTTACGGCAGGAGATTATTATTCTACAATGGAGGTTGAAGTTGAATTAGTTGAAAATCATTTCTACAATTTAGTAGTAAAAGACGGAACAAACATCGTTTACCGTGATAGAATATTTTGCACTGACCAACCGATAGTTACATTTTCGGTTAACAACGGGCAATATACTTCAAATACAACTGCAAATACTTTTATAGTTTATGAGTGATAACATACATATTATTAATTTAAGTTCATACCAAACGCCAGTAATTCAAGAATCAAAAAGAGATAATTGGGTTGAGTTTGGTGAAGACAATAATTACTTTCAATATTTAATAGACAGATACACGTATTCTACGACGAATAACGCCATTATAAACAATATTAGTAGATTAGTTTATGGGCGTGGTTTAAGCGCGTTAGACGCTTCTAAAAAGCCTAATGAGTATGCTCAAATGATGGCTTTACTTCACCCTGATTGCGTTCGTAAATTATTTATCGATAGAAAGATGTTAGGGCAGTGCTCTATTCAGATACATTACTCTAAAGACCGTAAAAAAATTCTTAAAGCATATCATATTCCTGTTAATCTTTTACGTGCTGAAAAGTGTAATAAAGACGGCGAAGTAGAGGGATATTACTATTCAGATAACTGGCAAGACGTAAAAAAATACGCTCCAAAAAGAATACCTGCTTATGGATTCTCAAATGAGTTAATAGAAATACTTTACGTTAAGCCTTACACGGTTGGAATGAAGTATTACGCATATCCAGACTATCAAGGAGCTGTTCCTTATGCTAAACTTGAGGAAGAAATAGCGGATTATTTGATTAATGAAGTACAACACGGCTTCAGCGGCACGAAGGTTATAAACTTCAACAATGGTATTCCTACAGAAGAACAACAAAGCATCATTACAAACAAAGTAAACGCACAATTAACGGGGTCTAAAGGATTAAGAACTATTGTAGCTTTTAATGCAAATGAAACAAGTAAAACAACCGTAGATGACATTCCGTTAAACGATGCGCCTGAACATTATTCGTATTTAAGTGAGGAGTGTTTGCGTAAGATTATGTTAGGACACAATGTAACAAGCCCGCTTTTATTTGGTATTGCTACAACAACTGGCTTTAGTTCAAATGCTGATGAACTTAAAAACTCAAGTATTTTGTTCGACAACATGGTTATTAAACCTATGCAAGATGAATTACTCGAGGCTTTTGATAGAATATTAGCTTATAATGGAATTACATTAAAGTTATTCTTTAAGACTTTACAGCCTTTGGAGTTTATAGACTTAGAGAACGCCCAAACAGAGGAACAAGTAGCTGAAGAAACAGGAACTGAATTAAGCGCAGTAAATCCTTTAATACAATTAGGCGAAGACGAAAGCTCTGAATGGTTATTAATTGATGAGTTTGAGGTTGACTACGATACAGACGAAAAGGAAAACGAGATTTTAAACGGAGAGGTAAAACAAAGTTTATTATCTAAGGTTGTTAACCTTGTTAGCACTGGTTCGGCTTTTCCTAACTCAAAAAGTGAGCAAGACGAAAATATCGAAGGTATTAAATTCATTACTCGTTATGTTTACGCAGGTGAAACTACCGAAAAGACGAGACCTTTCTGCAGTCAAATGATTAAGGCTAATAAAATCTATCGTAAAGAAGATATTTTAAGAATGGGTAACAACGTTGTAAATGCAGGTTGGGGTCCACGAGGCGCAGATACTTATTCAATTTGGTTGTATAAAGGCGGTGGTAATTGTCACCATAGATGGAATAAACGAGTGTATGCAAGTTTTGAAGGCGTAGGTATTGATGTTTATTCTCCAAGAGCAAGACAAGTAGCTTCAAGAAAAGCTGAAAAATTAGGTTATGTAATTAAGAATCCAAACTTGGTAAGTCAAAGACCTATTGATATGCCAAACAGAGGGTTTTTACCAAAAGATTAAAAGATGGCAGAGGCATTACTTATAACAAGAGATGACATCGTGAAGTTTACTGCTATGAATGGCAACGTAGACACGGATAACTTTATTCAATGGATTAAGGTCGCTCAAGATATTCACATTCAAAACTATTTAGGCACCCGTCTTTTAGATAAAATAAAAGCTGATATTGTAAACGATGATTTAAGTGGCAATTATTTAACGCTTGTAACGACGTATATAAAGCCTATGCTGATACATTGGGCGATGGTTGAATACTTACCCTTTGCGGCTTATACAATCGCTAATAAAGGCGTATTTAAACACAATTCAGAGAACGCTACAAACGTAGAAAAAGACGAAATTGATTTCTTAATAGAAAAAGAGCGTTCAATAGCTCAACACTACACGGAAAGATTTATTGATTACATGAGTTTTAACCAAGACTTATTTCCTGAATACAACTTAAATTCAAATGGGGACATGTATCCAGACACACAAAATAATTATTTTGGATGGTTCATTTAAAGAAATACAAGCCTAAGGCTGAAAACATTAAAAAATTACAAATTTATTTAAACAAAATAAATGGCGGACGTAAAGATAAGTCAACTAACAGCGAAAGCGGCAAAGGTTGAAAGCACAGATAGAATTCCAATAGCAGACTTTAATGGTACTACTTACGACACTAAGTATGTAACGGGTTCGGAAATTAACGAAGTTAGCTTAGATACTTCGCCTCAATTAGGTGGTAATTTAGATGTAAGCACTTATAAAATAAAATTCAACGGAACTGCTGGTAGGATAATATTTGAAGATTCAAGTAATTTTTTAGCGCAGAGTGGTAATTTCTTTTGGGATAATACAAACTCACGTTTAGGAATCGGAACAAACACACCTTCACATAAGCTTCATGTAAATGAAAGTGTAAATGGGGAAACACGAATACAAGTTTCTAACACAAATACAGGGACAAGTGCTTCGTGCATTACAATAAACTCAACAACTGGGAACAGATATATAGCTTCTTTACAATACGGAGCCAGCGTAGCAGGAACTTATATAGGGATCACAGCCGCTGGTTTATCTATTTTAGAATCGGGAGCTGACTCAAGTGGGTTAGTTATAAATTCATCTAATTCAAGTTCTGGAACTTCATTCATAGCTTTTGCAACTGCAAATAGTGAGAAAATAAGAATTGATAATGGAGGTAATTTACATATAGGAGGTACTGCTGCGGGAACAAGTGCTGCTAAAGTTTTAGTTCAACATACTGGAACAAGCCCAGGTTCTTCACCTGCTGATGCTTACCAACAATATTCAGCTGATATAACAGCAGGGAATGCGGCTCCGCATTTTAGAACAGAAAACGGAAATGTTGTTAAGTTATACCAACAATCAAGTGCTGGAATAACAACAGTTTCTGATTTGGTTACGATATTACAAAATTTAGGTTTATTATCTTAAAAATATATTATGGCAATTTTAATTAAAGCAACAGAAAACAAAGCGATTAAAATATCTGGAACTGATATAAATATAAATGAGGTTTATGGGCGTTTAGAGTTCGTAGGGCGTTCAAACGGAATTAATTTAGAGATAGGTATAGTAACTTATTCAAACAAGGCTACATTTGAAGAAAATAAGCCTATTTATACAGATGTAGAATCTCGTCCTTTAGTAGCCACTTTAGAAGCTGGCGAAGCACAAAGCATAGACACAGCTCATAAATATGCTAAACTTGCTTACGAGCAGTTAGGATATGAGGTTGTTATTGACTTAAATTGAACAAAACACGAATCACTAAGTTAATAAAGTATGGCAAATAGTAACGGATGGGGTGACGGAGCAGCAAACAACGCAATAGGTTGGGGGCAAGGTGCTAATAACGCTATTGGTTGGGGTGATATACACGCTAAAAGCTATGCGGGTTTAACTGATATTGTAGGTGTTGCTGCTTTTACAGGAATTTTAGATACTTATTCAGGTGCTTCAGCAGCTTATTCGGTTAGAAGATTATCTTCAACATATACGGGTAATTTGATTAGAGTTAGAAGGTCAAGCGATAACACGGAGCAAGATATAGGATATGATTCAAATAATGTTTTAGATGAAACAGCTTTACTTTTATTTGTTGGTGCTGGTAATGGTTTTGTAACTACGTGGTACGACCAAAGTGGTAATGCAAATAATGCCGTTCAAACAACTGCAGCAAATCAACCACAAATAGTTACAAGCGGTGTTGTTAATAAAATTAATTCAAAAACTTCAATATCTTTTGATGGAACAAATGACCAATTTACTTTAACAAGTATTATTAATGTAAGTAGTTCTAATTATAATTCATTTGTTGGTAAACGAGACGCAAGTTCAAGAAGATTATTGGGTTTATCTTCAGATGCAGGAGCTGGTCAATATTTATGGGCTTTATATAATGACAATAATTATTATTTGCAAGCTAAATCAACTCAATATCAAGCAAGTTTATCAACTGACAGC